CAAGAGAAAATGCGCAAAAAAGGCGCAAAAATGGGCGAAAATGGATAGTTGGAGCGCAAAAAGCGATGAAAACTGCGCGATATAGCCGAAAACAGGTCGAAAACGCGATCAGGGGAACGCGCGGGATAAAATCGACGATTGCAGAGCGGCTGGGCTGCTCGCGGCAGACGTTAGAAAATTATCTGGTGCGGTATCCAGAGCTGCGCGAGGCGGTGGAGAGCGAGCGCGACTCGATTGTCGATCTGGCAGAGTCAAAATTGATAACGGCGGTCGAAGCTGGCGAAACGCGGGCGGTGATGTTCGTGCTGGAGACGTTGGGCAAAGGGCGCGGCTGGAGCAAGCGGACGGAGATCACAGGGGCGGACGGCGCGCCGCTGGTTTTGCCAGCCGATGTGATGGCGTCACTGCGGGCGCAGGGCATTGATGCGCAAGAGGTGGTGGCGCAATTTGTGGAAATGATTCGGGCTGGCGCTGAGGTTGGGGAATAACGTTTCTATGACCTCGGCGGATGCAATTGCGCAGCAGCTTTACCGACGGCTAAAAAGCGCGCCAATGCCGGCGGTCTATGACAAGCAGGAAGAATTTGTCATGACGGCGGCGCATCACGCGGCGTTTATCGCGGGAATCGGGTCGGGCAAGTCGTTTGCGGGCGCGGTGCGGGCGCTGCGGGCAGCGCTCGGATGGGTGGGGACAGCTCGGATCAAGACGCCCAATCTGGGGGTGATCACCGCGCCGACGTATGACATGCTGCGCGATGCAACGCTGCGCACGTTTCGCGAGATCGCCGAGAAACAGGTGAAGGATATTAACAAGAATGAGATGCTGATCACGCTGCACAATGGCAGCGAGGTCATTTTCAGATCGACGCAGCACCCTGATCGTCTGCGCGGTCCGAGCATAAGCTGGTGGTGGGGTGACGAGGCGGCGCTGTATACCCCAGACGTGCGGAAGATCATGGTCGGGCGTCTGCGGCAGTTCGGGGCGCTGGGATACGATTGGGTGACGACGACGCCACGGGGTCGGAACTGGGTTTATCAGACGTTTGTGCAAGATGTGCCAGCGAAACTGGCAGAAGATTACCTGGTGGTGAGGGCGCGCAGCCGCGAAAATGTTTTTATGCAGCCCGACGTGATCGAGATGTGGGAGTCGGAGTATGTGGGGGATTTCGCCAGGCAGGAGCTGGAAGGTGAGTTCGTTGCCTTCGAAGGGCTGGTCTACAATGAATTCAGCAGCGATCTGCATGTGGTGAACCAGCCGGCAGACCGGTATCCGCGTGTCGTCGCCGGCGTGGACTGGGGGTTTGCGAATCCTGGCGTGATGCTGGTGTGCGGCGTGGACTCGGACGGGCGGATGACGGTTGTCGATGAGGTTTATCGACGACAGACACGGATTGAAGAATGGGCAGAGATCGGGCGGCAGATGCGGAGGCGGTGGAACATCTCACAGTTTTACTGCGATCCGGCGTCGCCTGACAATATCCGGGTTTTGCGCGAGGCGGGGCTGCCGGCTGAAGAGGCGAACAACACGGTGCAGACGGGCATACAGCGGGTGAAGGCACGGCTGGCACGGCAGGCTGATGGGATGCCGCGTTTGTTGATCAGCCGCTCAGCGGTCAATCTGATGGCTGAGTTTGGGTCTTATCAATGGGCTACGAATCGGCATGGGATGCGCGATGAGCCGGTCAAAGCGAAGGATCATGCGATGGATGCGCTGCGGTATGCCGTGATGGGCGTCGATGAACCGAAAGCGCGCAAAGTGGAGGCAAAGGCACAGCGATATGCTTAGTTTTGTGGCGGAAAAGTTCAGACCGATGATCTGGACGACCTGGCAAGACGAGATACAGACGCAGGGCAGGCTGATTGCGTTGTATCGGGAGTACGTCGAGGGCAAACACCGCGCGCAGCTGACGCCGGAGATGCGCCGGATGCTGCGCGTGAGCGATGCGCGGCTGGATCAGTTCAACCTGAATTACTGCGACACGGTGATCAACGCGATGGCAGACCGCCTGAACCTGAGCGGCGTGGAGGGGGACAACGACGCAGCGAGCGCGTGGTCAGCGATGCTGCTGGCGGAAAATCGCATCGACGCACTACAGACGGAGACGCACGAAGCGGCGCTGCGCGACGGGGTGACGTATCTGATGGTCGAGTATGACTCGGTGCGTCGGATGCCAACGATTACGCTGGAGCCAGCGTGGGACGGCGAGACAGGCATGATCGCGGTCTATGATCGTAAAAACAGCACGATGATCGCGGCAGCTAAGGTGTGGCTGGAGCGGGACGAAAAAAGGGTTAATCTTTACTATCCGGATCGGGTGGAAAAGTACAGCGCCGCAGACGGCGATTTCAGGGAGCTTGAAACGGTGGCGTGGGAGCCACGCGCTCTGCCGGTGGTGGCGATGATAAACCGTGGCAAGGCGCGGTCGCGATTTGGTGTTTCAGAGATTGGAAGCGTTGTGCCGGTGCAGGACGCTTTGAATCGCACGCTGGTGAGCATGGTCATGACTGCTGAGCTAAGTGCGTTCCAGATTCGGGTGGCGGAGGGCTTCGCGCCACCGGCGAATCTATCGCCGGGCATGTGGGTCACCATCGGCGCTGACGGACTGTCGGGGGAGCAGCACGTCAAAGCCTACACGATGGATCAGGCAGAGATCGTGCCGTTTATCGACCAGGCTCGGTTTCTGATCGATCAGATGGCAGCGATTACGCAGACGCCGCTGATGGGAAAGATGAGCGCGGACACGCTGAGCGGCGAGGCGATGAAGCAGCGCGAAATCGGGCTGCTGGGAAAAATCAAGCGGTTTCAGATTCAAACGGGCAACGCCTGGGAGGATGTGGTCGCACTGGCGGCGCTGGTGCAGCGGACGTTCGGCGCGACCAATCCGCCCGCAGCGTTAAGATGGTATGCGCACTGGGACGATGCGCAAATCAGAAACCAAAGCGAGATGATCGACAACGCCCTGAAGATCGCTGATCGGGTGGACGAGCGCGCATTTCTGGAGCTGGTCGCTCCGGCGTTCGGATGGGACGCCAGCAAGATCGAAAACATCATCAGCTCGCGGGCTGGGGATCAGGCGGCGCGGCTGCGGGCGCTGGCAAGCGGGCTGCCGGACTTCTCAGGGTTTGAACTGGATGATGCATAGAATGGCATTTCTCGAAAGCGGGAAACGATGCAGCCAATCGGGTTATTAAGCAAGAAACGCGCTGATGCGCTGTATCAGCCGCTCGATGCTGATCTGACAGGGCTGGCTGGTCTGAGTACAATTGGCTTCGTCAAGCGAGTCGGTGCGGGGACGTATGCGGCGGCGGCGCTGCTGGCAAGCGACATCCCCGATTTATCCACCACCTACGCACTGACAAGCCACACACACGCGGCGTCAGCCATCGTGTCCGGCACGCTGGACGCAGCGCGTATCCCCGATCTGGATGGCGCAAAAATCACCACAGGCACGGTGGCGGCGGCACGGCTTGGCGTGATGACGGGGGACAGCGGGTCGGGCGGGGCGTCGGGCGCTGTGCCTGCTCCGGCGGCGGGGGACGCGACACGCTATCTGCGCGGTGACGGGACATGGCAGACCATCACCAGCGGCGGCATGACCTCGTTCACGCTGGCGGGGACGACCGGGACGCCGCAAACCATCACCGACGGCAATACGGTGACGATTGCGGCAGGAACGGGTCTGACTTCGACCGCCAGCGCAACCGATACGGTGACACTGGCGATTGACAGCACAGTCGCCACGCTGACCGGAACGCAAACGCTGACCAACAAGACGCTGACGACGCCGGCGATTGCCAGCTTTGTCAATGCCGCGCACACGCATGAGGACGCGGCGGGCGGCGGGACGCTGGCGGCGGCGGCAATTGCCTCCGGGACGCTGGACAACGCCCGCGTCAACTGGGCGTCACCTGGCAATTTAGGATCGACCACGCCGGCTGAAGTGACGGCGACGCGACTGCAAGCCAACTCATCGAGCCAGCATTACATCGATTCGACCATCGGCGCTGGCTCAACGCCAGCGATGGTCATTCGGAGCGCAAACAGCGCGCCGGTGCTGGATTTGCGCAATCCGTCGGGTGTTTACCTGCGGGCAATACGCGATTCCGATAGTGCGCAGCTCGGCGGGCTGTCGATTGGGACGATTGGCGGATCAGCCAATATGTTCCAGG